AAGAACATTATTCTGTTTGAATTAAGGGAAATGACCAATTTAAGTACAAAAGAAATACGTAATTCATTAAAAAGATATAAAAAAATATACTTTCATATCGTAAATGAATTATTAAAATAGAATAAAAAATACTTATAGATATGGGAAGGCCAACAAAAAAAGAAATTAATCTAACTAAGGAATCAATGTTATCTTTAATGCAAGAGATTTATAATGAACTTGTTGAACAAAGAAACACCGCAATTAGAATACAAAACAAGATGTTAAATCTAATTTATTTAATGATTTAATAGATCATTTAAAAAATATACAAAAAAATAAAAATCTTTAATATAGTATATGGATATTGAATCCTCTGGACCAGCTAGAGACTACATTGCAAAGAATATTCATCCATTCAAAGTTGTCGCAGAACAGTCAGAAGTGGCATTAGCATTAGGAGATGATCCATCATTTGTTCATTACATGACATATGAGAACTATGGCACACATCACTTTAGATCACTAAGATCACTGGCAAGTCAAAATCCATTATTCAAGTTCAGCTTCTCTGAAGTTGGCATAAACAATGGTTATGGAAATCCATTTACGATCATAGACTATTCTTTTCCTTGTGACTTTGATTTGTTATCGGATGTTCTCAACGGTAATAATCTGAATGGTACACCTATCAATAGCGTCATAGCATTTAATCCAGCCTTGTTTTCCATGGGTCTATTTGGAACTCAGCAAGTTGGTTGTGGTATTGGTGCTGGTGATACGATGGTAACATTCTCAAATGCAGGATCAGAACAGCAATTGAATAGCTGTAATCTTGAAGTTGAAAAGTATTTGCCCAGAAGACAGGCAAGAATGGGTATGCTTGAACAGGACAAAGTAGCAATCAGACTGACAGTACCATGGAATCCTGCACTAAATGCAGGTAAAGTTATTGAAGTAAGATTATATGATAAGTCATCACCAGCGGCTGCAACGTATACATATGGTTCAGGTAGATATTTAATTTCCAGTTTGGTACACAACATAAAGCAGGGTGGTTTTGCAACAACTACATTGGATTGTGTATCGACAACAGTAGGCATTGGAGTAGTATAATATGGCACTAAAATATGCAATTGTTTTGGACAGACATCCAGAATATGGTGTAAAAGCATTACCAATTGATCTGAATCCTGAGACAGTACCACCAGATAAACTGGCATGGAGTCATGTCTTCTCAGGGCCTAATGAACGTGGCAGAAACTATGTGCCAGAAATTGGTCAACCAGTTCTCATTGAAGACAATCACTTTGTAGCTGGACCAGCTGGATCTAATTTCCATCCTGTTGTTGCTGTACTGAATCCATCTATTAATCAGCAAGGTGGATTACCAGGCAACCTTGATTTAATGAGATCATTTCAAGAGTTTTTGAACAGCACAAAAAATAATATATTAAAGCCATCTAGTGTTCAAGAAGAAGGTAAACCTACAATACGTAAAAGAATACCTGCTGATGACTATAATTTTGCTCAAACAAAAGGTATGCCATCACACACAACAATTGCTCAGACATTTGGTATGGTACTACCTCAAGTCAAGAACATCTCTACTGCTGTTGATCAGTTCAGCGGTGTTCTTAATGCCGGTATATTAGGTTCTTTACCTGGAATCTCTCTTGGTAACATAGTAAATATGATATCAAGTAATCCTATATTTCAACAGGCACTTGGTGAATTAGCACCTGAAGTTCAGCAAGCATTCACAGCAATATCTACATTTTCTCGATCAGTACAAGGTGGTGGTGGATATGGATATTCACTAGGTAACAGAGTAAATGAACAGACATTAATCAATAATGCATTAAGACTTGTTAAAGAAGTCAAAGATGTGTCTGACTTATATAAAGTTTTACAGGATCTTCAATCAGACACATCTCTTCATGGATGTGAAACTCTGGAAGATACTGTCATCTACGTAAACAATGTTAATACGGCAGATTCAAATATAGCAAATATCAGCTTTGTTGAAATAGAAACAGAAGATGCAAATGCGGCAAATGTCATTGCTGTAACCATCGATGCTAACACATTGATTTCAAATACTAAAACAAATTCTACAATAACTATTACATCATGTGGTAAAGTACAGCAAGAAGATGGAAGCGATGTACTAGATGCTATAAAGAATGTCATGTCTCTATTGAATACTTTTGCAAGCATATCATCACCTAGTGCAGGACTTGGAATTGGTGGTGTGAATAATGTCGCAAAGAAGTGGGCTGATGCTCAGTCTAGATTACCACCACAAGTTCAACAAATGAGACAGAAGCTATTGAAAGATATATCAGTGGCTGGTGGTAATCTATCTAATCTTGCTATCGCTGCTCAAGTTGCAAAGCGTGTTTATAAATTAATTCCATAAAGGATTCATATAATGGTAAAAGATAGTGGACAGACAGAACCAAGAGATAAGACAGCATCAAAGTTTGATCAGTTCAAGACGCCTCATGATATACCTGAAGCGTTTCAGAAAATGGAAAATGTGACAGCACTTCATCATGGTAGATCAGGCAATCTTATTGCTGCTGGTGATAATAAAGATGGTGAATTCTTGATGTTTCAGCATGTATCAGGATCAGCAATCTATATGATGCCTGACGGTGCTGTCCAGTTCGTCTCACACAATGGACAGAACAGCTTGATCTTTGGTGAGAATCGAATGATGGTAACAGGTGCATATGATATCGTTGTTCATGGTGGTGGTAGTCTCAAAGTTGACGGTGATTATAACACAACTATTCTTGGTGACTGTATTCAGACAATACAAGGTGATATGATTACATCATGTAAGAACAGATTTGAAACAGTAAATGGAATGAATAGTCAGATCGCACAAAATCATGCAATGATGGCAACAGAAAGCTTTACGATGTCAGCCAAAGGACATGCAAGCATTACAGGTAAAGCTGGTATTGGTATGTCTTCAGCAGAGGGTGGCATCAAGATTGAAGCAAAGGGTGAACTCAGTGTGGAATCTGTAGGTGGTTCATTAAACTTTGTATCAAAAGGTATGTTTAATATGTTTTCTGGTTCTGATATGAATATGGATGCTTCACCAAAAATCTACTTCAATTCTAATAAAGCAACTGCACAAGATGCACAAAAAGGAACTTTTGCTTCTGCTCAGAAAGCTACACCAGAACCTAACTATAGTAGAGCATAAATACTAACATGCTAAAACAAACACTATCCAGACAAAGCGACTACTCTGATTTAGATTTGGATTTTCTCAAGAATCCAACAACCAATGATGTTGTCATAAAGCGTGGTGATGATGCTATCAAGCGTTCGATTCGTAATCTTATATTAACTAACTACTATGATCGACCATTCAGACCTACTATTGGTTCCAATGTGCAGAAGCTGCTGTTTGATGAAATAGCAGATCCTTTTATCAAGAACCTGCTTGAAAATGCCATCTCAGAGACAATCTTCAAATTTGAACCTCGCGTAAGACTTGATTCTGTTATTGTTGATGCTGATCTAGACGCAAACGGTATAAATGTAAGACTGCAATATACAATACTGAACAGAGAACAGCCAGTCGTAACGACAATATTTTTAGAGAGAATTCGATAAATGTCATCAGCTAATACAGCATTACGTATCACAGAGCTTGATTTTCTAACAATCAAAGAAAATCTCAAGAATTTTCTGAGAAGTCAGTCTGAATTTCAAGACTTTGACTTTGAAGGTTCTGGTATGTCCGTACTATTGGATATTCTGGCATACAATACTCACTATATGGGCTACTATGTCAATATGGTCGGTAATGAGATGTTTCTTGATACCGCACAGATCAGACAGTCTGTCATCTCTCATGCAAAGATGATCAATTATGTACCAAAAAGTCCAAAAGCATCTGAAACAAAAGTCAATGTTACAGTAACACCAAGTATTAATGAAGATCAGAATATCAACACCCTTACACTGAACAAGTACACAAGATTTCTTGGTCGAGACATCGATGGTATCAACTATCAATTTGTTATGAACGATACACACACAAGCAGCAAAGCTAATGGTGCATTTTATTTTGCTAATGTTACTCTGAAGCAGGGTGAAGTAGTAACAAGACAGTTTGTTATGACTCCAACCAACACTAAGAGACGTTTTGATATACCATCAGCAAATGTTGATACAGACACAATATCTGTTGTTATTCAAGAATCTGATATTGATATTACATCTACCGTATACACATCGTATAGTGATATACTTGATATTAATTCTAATACTACAGCGTATTTCATAGAAGAAAATGAGAGCAATCAATACTCAATATACTTTGGTGACAATGTAGTAGGCAAAAGACCAAAAGATGGTAATATCATAACTATTACATATCTTGATGTCATGGGTTCTGTAACAAACAAAGTAAACAACTTCTCAATTATACAGTCGGCAGGCGGCGTTTACAATGATAATGTTAGTGTTACTTCTCTTTCAGCTTCATATTCTGGTGCCGAAAGAGAAAGTATAAATGATATTCGTTATAGAGCGCCATATGCATACTCTACACAAAATAGAGCAGTAACTATTGGTGATTATGAAACATTGATTCTCAAAGACTACAATAACATCGATGCTGTCAAGACATGGGGTGGTGAAGACAATGATCCACCTATCTACGGTAAAGTTTTCCTTTCTCTTAAAACCAAAGAAAATTATTTCCTTTCAAACCAAGAAAAAGAAAACATTAAAGACAGTCTCATAAGAAACCGCAATATCCTGACAGTTATTCCTGAGATCGTAGATCCAGACTACACATATGTAACTGTCAGAGGTGATGTCTATTATAATCCTACGTTGACAAGTCTTTCAGCAGAACAGATAAAGACTTATGCAAGAGCAGCGATTATAGACTACAAACTTCAGCAACTTACAGGATTTGACTCGACTTTTAGAAAAGAAGATATGCAGAACTATATCAAGCAGTCTGAAAAGTCTATTACAGGTTCAGATGTTAAAATATTTCTGCAAAAGAGAATAGAGTTGACTCCAGCAGAGACAAAAAAATATACAATTCGCTCTAATTTTCCAATAAAGAAGGGCGACTATAATCAGCAGATCGCATCTTTTCCACAAATAAAAGTATATGACTCATCAAATATCCTTAGAGAAGTGAGATTTGAAGAGGTGCCAGAAGCATTTACTGGTATTGACTCAATCGACATCATAAATCCTGGTATCAACTATGCATCAACACCAACAATTACAATATCTGGTGATGGTACAGGTGCTACAGCAACAGCAAGAGTTGCTGGTGGTAGAATAACAGCTATCACAGTGACAAACAAAGGTATCAACTATACAAGAGCGACAATATCGATTTCTGGTGTAGGTTCTGAAGCATCAGCGGTGGCAAAGCTTCAGTCTAAGATTGGTAAATTGCGTTCGTTCTATATCAGATCAAATGGTGAAAAAGTCATTGTGAACTCCGATGCAGGTTCAATCAATTATGAGTTAGGTATCATTGAGTTGGACTCACTATTTACATTAGGTACAGTAACAAATGATTTCTATGATACAAACGTTCTGACATTTGATCTGCCTATTGATCGTGAAATAGTATATCCTCTACGTAATCGAATCATAGACATAGATGAAAATGACGCCAGAGCAATTCAGTTAACTGTCGTATCAGAGTAATAAATGGCAAATACTTACAGCAAAATCTCAAATCTGGTAGCTTCACAAGTTCCTTTCTTTGTTAGAAATGATCATGAGAACTTTGTGCGTTTTATCGAAGCATACTATGAATATGTCGAACAAAATGGCAAAGTTGTTGAAAGAGCTAAAAATTTACCTGCCTATGCAGATATAGACAGAACAGTAGATGAATTTTCTGAGTATTTCTACAAGACATACATCAATATGATTCCTAGAGAGATCATTGCTGATAAAGCATTGGTCTTGAAGCACATCAAAGATTTTTATCTTGCAAGAGGTACGGAAAAGTCGATATCATTTCTATTGAGAATTTTGCTTGGTGAAGAAAACACCGAATTCTATTATCCAAAAAGAGATGTACTAAAAGCATCTGATGGTAAATGGTTTATTGAAAAATCGGTCAAGATTGAAGATGTTTATGTAAATGGTGTTGCCAATACCAACATTAATGTTCTTCAGAACTTTAAAAGCAGAAAGATTACTGGTAATACATCAGGTGCATATGCAATCGTTGAACGTGCCGATGTGTATTACGAAGGTGATGTTCTTATCTATGAACTGAAGATTTCTAATCAGTATAAGACATTCGGGGCTGGCGAGACGATCTTTACTCTGTTTGATGATAATGGCACAACAAGAAGTCTGACAGCAAATCTATTCAAAGGATTCATCAATACCGTAGAAGTCACCACACCAGGTGCTGGTTATACTGTCGGTGATGTGGTTTCTATTGATAGTTTGACAGGCACAGGTGGCAATGTCGTTGTTGCATCAGTAACATCAGGTAACATCGTGTCTCTTGGTATCGTCAGAGGTGGTGCTGGATTTCAAGTATCAGATCAGATGCTTATCACTGGTGGTGGTGGCGTTGGTGCTGGTGGTTTTGTTAACAGCGTATTGAAAGATGGTTCTTTTCATCCTAACTCATACTCTGTGCCTATATCTACGATTTTACTTGAAGCAAACACTACGATAGGTAATACACTTTACTCAAATCTTAGTTCTTCAAATGCTAACACTACACTTGCCAATGCAACATCATATTTTACATTTGCTAATACCGGTCCAATAGTTGCAGCAACAGTATCATTTCAAGGTTCTGGATATGCATCACTACCTACTATCACAGCAGTATCAAATACAGTTGTGAGAAGTCTTGGTATACTAGGTAGAATGGACATCATTAATGGTGGTTTGAACTATGCAAATGGTAATATAATTACTATCACAAATGTCATTGGCGGTTATGGTACAGGTGCAGCGGCTAACGTCAAGTCTGTAGATGGTAATGGTAAGATCACAGCAGTTCAATTTGTTCCTGTTGCAGGACAAATAATTGGTGGTTCTGGTTATTCACAAACTCATTTACCAACAGCTAATGTTGTGAGTGTTACAGGTAATGGTGCAAATATTGTAGTAAGTGCTGTTCTAGGTGACGGCGAAGAAGTTTTGGCTGGTACAAGTACTCTCGGTGGTATCATCAGATTGTCAATTGTCTCTCGTGGTACTAACTATGATGTAGATACAAAGCTTAATCTTTCAAGCATTGGTGATGGCACAGCAAAAGCAAATGCATCAATTGTTACAGGATCATTTACATATCCAGGCAGATATCTCAATGATGATGGTCATCTGTCAGGATATAACTTCTTGGAAGATAGAGATTACTACCAGAGCTATTCTTATGTTGTCAAGGCAAGACAGTCTATCGACAAGTACAGAAAGGCACTAAAAGATTTAATTCATCCTGCGGGCATGAAGCTGTTTGGTGAATATCTATTCGTGGATCCATTGGTAAATCTATCTTTCAGTTCAGCAAATGGACAGTATTCAAATACGACACAAGTAGGTACGTACATATCAAGATCAAATGCAAATGGTACTCTTGTTCTTGTCTATAGTCCAAATCATGACGTTACTGGTATGTCAAATGTTTATGTTGAAATTGAAACAGGCGATACTGCAAATCTATCAAATGGTATATTCTCTGTAAACGCAGTCAATTCCGCAGCATTTACAATATTCTATGCTAACACTATGGCAGGCACAGTATCAGCAAATGCAGGACTTGGAAATACGCGAGTTCTGACAGGTTCAGGTACAGCATTTGACAATCTCAACATCGGTGATTCGATTCGTGTTTCTGGATACTCAAATACGTTCTATGTTGGCTCTGTTCAAAATAACACAATCTTGTCTGTTACGACAATACTACCAAAAAACTTAACAGGAAATACTTTTTATAGATTGCAGACAAGAGCAAACAGCAGTGGCAATATCTTGTTTGTTAGCGTATAAATATCAAAATAGAATTAGGATAATGCAGTAATGTCTTCGGTTTTTTCTGAGAATCTCAAAATATACAATGCAGAACAGTTTAGAACTTCTGTATCTGATCCAAGTCAACCAAATATCTATTTGACAATAGGTAGAGTTAGAGCTTGGGCTAATGATTCTGATCCGCCACAAGCTAATTCTTCAGTTGCCGCTTTTAATGATGTCTGGCACCACATGATTGCTGCAAAACTTATTACTGGCGGCGATGTTCGTCATGGTATTCGAAGAATAGACTGGGAAGCAAATACAGTATATGATCAGTATCATCAATGCACATGTTCCCTTTTATATGATAGCTCAAATTTTTATGTTATGACTACAGATTGGAATATCTATAAGTGCTTGTCAAATGCAATGAGTTCTATCTCTACAGTGATGCCAACACAGACAATTACAGATTCCGCTGTGGAAGAACAAGATGGTTACATTTGGAAATATATGTATACTCTTACAACAGAAGAGAGAATACGTTTTATGACCAGTGATCATATTCCAGTAAGAACACTCTCAGTTGACAATAATACACTGCAATGGCATGTGCAAGATCAAGCAATATCTGGTTCAATTGATATCATTCGCGTTGATGATGTTGGTTCTGGATACACAAATGCAAATAGCATTACAGTGACAATAACTGGTGATGGTACGGGTGCAACAGCAAGAGCGAAGATCAACTCAACATCAAATACAGTATCTGCAATCACTCTCATAAATCGTGGTGCTGGATACACGACAGCAAACGTAACAATCACAGATACAGGTACGGGCACAGGAGCAAATGCTTCTATCGTAATACCACCACCAGGCGGTCATGGATCAGATGCGCTACGAGAGTTTGGTGGATCATATTTGATACTAAATCCTAGAATTAAATCTTCAGAAGGTGGAAAAATATCTATAAATAATGAATACAGACAGATAGCCATTATTCAAAATCCTATTGTTGCTGGAACAGGAAATGCCGCATCTAATACTGTGTATTCTCAAGTATTGAGACTTACGGTCAGTCCTGGAGCAACAAACTTTACTGAAGATGAATATGTGTATCAAGGCGAGTCGTTAGCAACAGCAGATTTTAAAGGCCTTGTAGTTGACTTTGATACGAGCAATAACATACTACAGTTGACAGATACTTTTGATGATGTAACTTCTGCTGTTCTGATAGGTGCTAACAGTGGCGCAGCAAGATTTGTTGAGTCGATAACAGAAAAAGAACTTAGACCATATAGTGGAAGTCTTTTGTACATAGATCAAATAGCGCCAATTGAAAGAGCAGCGGATCAAACAGAAGACTACAAGATAGTATTGAAATTTTAAGAGGAAGAATAAAAGATGGCAAATACAGCCAATGGTAAATTAACTACTGATTTTAATGTATTTCCTTATTACGATGACTACGATGAGGACAAGAAATACTATCGTATTCTGTATAAGCCAGGTTATGCTGTTCAGGCACGTGAACTTACTCAAATGCAGACAATGCTTCAGAAGCAGATTGATCGTTTTGGTAAGCACATATTCAGAGAAGGTTCTATTGTTCTTCCAGGCAAATTCAATATTGAAAAAGATGTTCCTTACGTAAAAGTTCGTGACGTTGATGATACAAATGCTGCTATTACAATTACTGATTTTAAAAAGAAAGATGTTATTAACAATAGCAACGGTCTAGAAGCATTCATTGAAGATGTATATGATGGCACTGAAACTTCAGCTAACAGCAAGACTATCTTCGTAACATACAAAAATTCAGCAACGTCAAATGCAGACATCATTACATTCCAAACAGGAGATGTACTGACAACTAACGTTGGTAAGCTTCTTGTTGTCAATTCTGTACCATCAGGAGCAAACACTGCAACTGGTAGAGGCACTCGTTTTGTCATTGAACAGGGTATACTGTTTGCTAAAGAACACTTTATTTACTTCCCAACATCTTCTATTGTTCTTTCTCCATATTCACAGACATTTTCTGGCACTGTTGGTTTTACCATTACAGAAAAGATTATCTCTGCATCTCAGGACTCAAGTCTTCTTGATCCTGCATTGGAATCTTCAAACTACTCAGCACCAGGTGCTGACAGACTACAGCTAGATATTTCTCTGCAATCATATGGTCTTGATGAAATCATCAATAATCCAGACTTTATTCAGTTATTCTCTATTCGTGATGGCATTGTTACAGAAATCTATGATAGACCTGTGTATAACATCCTTCGTGATGAAATGGCAAAGCAAAAATATGATGAGTCTGGTGACTATTACGTTCATGGTCTAGGTGTTCGTGTTCGTGAAAATTTGAACATAGCAAACAACGGTGGACTTCTCGCTACAGGCAATAATGAGTTTTTGTCAATAGGTGTTGAACCAGGTATTGGTTATGTTAAAGGTTATGAGGTAAACAAACTCGTTACTGAATATGTAACCATTGAAAAAGGACTGACACATACAACAGTCAATACGCAAATCTCAAGTGCATCAATGGGCAGCTATGTCACATTGAACGAATTTATTGGATCTCTTGATCATGACAAAGGCGAACAAGTCGTTCTATATGATAAGGCAAACAAGAGACTGACAGACAAGTTATACACTGGCGCGCCGACAGGTAACTCTATTGGTACAGCTAGAATGATGGCATATGAATACAGTTCTGGCACTTTAGGTATTCCTTCCGGTACAGTTGATTTCTACATCACAGATTTGCGAATGAATGGCACAAATGCTTTTGCAAACGTAAGAAGTCTTTATGCGCCTACAACAGGATTAGGTGGTGACGTTGTACTGAATGTTAACGAAACAGAAACTATCTTAAGAGATTCGGCATCATCTACTCTATTGTATCCTGTCGGTTCTTATGCAGTAAAAGACTTGAAGGATTCTTCTGGTAATCCAAGAACAACATTCAATTTTAAGAGAACATCAGCGATATCACCTATTACTACATCTGGTACTGTTACTCTTACTCTTGGTACATCAGGTATCGGTGAAACTCTTCCATATGGTACAGATTCCGATCTGTCTGACAGTGACAAGAGAGAGATCATTCTTACACTTGATAGCAATTCAAACATTGCAGGTCCAGGTACAGTAAACATATCATCTGGCTCAGATATTCTTACAGGCACAACTACAGAATTCTTAAAATATAATACTGGTGACAAGATTGCAATTCAAGGTATTGCTAACACATATTACATTGCTGCGATTGAAACCAATCTAAGACTTAGACTTACAGAGAATGTGTATTCATCAGGCGTTACAGGAAATACATACAGCAAAGTCTATAAGGCAGGCGATGTAATTGATCTTACAACAAAAGGTAATACTGGAGTAAAGAGAGTTGTTTCAAGTACACCAACTCAGTTGTCATTTGATTTGAAAGAAATATATCCAACAAGCATTACAGGTAAAGTGACATACCAAGTTGTTCGTCCTAACAGTGCTGAAGTTACAAAAAATCTTTCACAAGAAAGATATGTAAAGATTAACTGCTCTACAGCAGGTACAGTTGGACCATTTAATCTTGGTTTTGCTGATGTCTATCGCATAAGAAAGATCGTTAGAAAATCTGGTAGCTATCCAACAAACCTTTCAGATGGTACAGATGTAACAGCACTATTTACGTTTGATAATGGTCAACGTGATATGTACTATGAACACGGTAGTATCAAACCTAACTTTGCATTAAGTTCAAATGATAGATTGCTTGTTCAGCTTGACTACTTCATTCCAACTTCATCACCAGGATTTGGATACTTCTCTGTTGAGTCTTATCCAGTAGATGATGATAACTCACCTGCTGCAAGAACAATAAGAACTGAGAATATACCAATTTATAGGTCTCCAATAACAGGTACATCATATGATCTAAGAAATTATATTGACTTTAGACAAGTAAAAACAAGCACTGCATATGATCCTGGTGCAGCAACTACAATGGTAATTGCAGATGCAACTGAAAATCCAACAGTGTCATCTACATTCATTTCTGATACAAATGGTTTCAGATTACCAGTTCCTTCTACACAATTGAGTTATGATTTCTCTTATTATCTTCCAAGAAGAGATGTTGTAGTAATTGACAAGAATGGCATCATATCTGTTGTCAAGGGTGTGCCGGCGGCATCTCCTATTTCACCAGATATTCCTGCAAATTCAATGTCTCTTGCAAATCTATACATTGCACCATATCCTTCTCTTGCTCCAAATTATGGACAAACAATTCGTAGAAGAGACTTGTCTTGTAATGCAGTAAAGACATCTAACATTCGCTTCACGATGCGTGACATCAACGTATTGAAAGAAAGAATTGTCAATCTTGAATACTACACAAGTTTAAATCTTCTTGAGAAA